GCGATCTTCTTCGCGTCGGTGTCGTCGATCTGATTTTGGTCGAAGGCGATCTTCGGGATCGCGCGCTTGCGGTGCTCGGCGAAGTTCGAGCGCGTGCGCCCGTATTCGTCCTGCAGGCGCTCGAGCTGCTGCACGTCGGACTGCGGATGGCGCTCGCCGTCGATGTAGTGGAACGCCAGCAGGAAGACGTCGTAGAAGCGGCTCGACTGGCGCGGCGCATACGGCGCGCGCGCCCACTTGTGATGGATGCCGTCGACCAGCGTGTAGACCACGCCGTCGGCCTTGTGCTGCACTTCCTCGACCAGGTAGAAACCGGCGGTGGTCTGCGCGGCGCTGTCGGTCATCAGCAGCCATTCCTGGCGGTGGTTGCCGTTGTCCTGCCCACCCTGCCCGTTGGCCTCGCTCGCGGGGCGCTGGAAATACAGGTTGGCGCCCTTCAGGTCATCCTCGGACCAGCCGGTGATCGCCAGCACCTCGGCCTTCGACTTGTAGAAGCGCAGGCGGATGAACGACGCATCGAGGTAGTTTTCCAGCTCGCCGCAGTCGGGCGCGACCTGCACGTCCTCGGGCGCCGGCACGTCGAGCACCAGCCCGGTGCCGACCTGGCGCTCGAGCTTGGCCTGCAGCGCGGTCATCTGCGCCTCGATGCGGCTGCGCAGCTCGTCCTGATTGCCGCAGCCTTCGGCGGCCTCCTGCTGCAACGCGGCGATGTTGTCGAGCTGTTGTTTGAGGTCGTTGATTTCGTTCTGCACGACCGGGTCGTGGATCGTCTCGGTGCGCGTCTGCATGGTCGCGCGCAGCCAGCCGGGGCCGACCGTCATCGCCGAGCGCACCCACTTCTTCGCCTTCTTCTTCAGGCGCGCGTCGCGCAGCAGGCGCGACACCACGATTTCGAGCGTGCGGGTGACGTCGCCGTACTGCTTTTCGCGGAAGTCGTCGACGCTGTCCGACGGCGTGACCGAAATATCCGGGTTCTTGGCGTAGATGAACGCCATCAGGATTTCGATGATGGCGCCGATCAGGTTGGTGTCGACCTTCCACTTCGAGTCGCCGGCGGCGAGCTTACGCAGCCGCACGTAGCGGTCGCGCGCGTCCTTGTCGTGCGCGAATGCCTGCGCGAGCTGGCCGCGGATGCGCTTGATGTGGTCTCGCACGCCATCGTCGACCTTCTGCCCCTGCGCCTGCAGCACGGCGGTGTTGGCAGCGTCGAGCATGCCCGGATCGGTCAGCATGTCACTCATGGGGCGAGTCCGCGGTCGGCGCGAAGGTTGGCTTCACAGAGGGCGAGCTTGTCGCGCAAGCCGTCGGCATCGCCTGCGAATCGAACAAGAAAGAGCACATCGTCTCGAGATAGAACCCCTGCCTCGGCAGCGGCGTCTGCAACTGCGCCGGAATGGGCGGCAGCCGCGGCGGCGGGATTGGCGGGGCAGCGGAGTGTGTTGCGCAGGACGTACTTGCCAGTGCGCACGTCATCAACAACGCCTTGATTGCGTTTTTCACCGGCGGCTTTCCCTTGTTCGTAGGCGATCGTCAGGCGATTGACTTCATCGCTGCGCTCTTGTTCGATTTCGCGGTTCTTTTCGCTCACCACGACCGCACTGTGCGCCGCTTGCGCGGCAATGCGATCGAGCGTGTCTTGTTTCAGGTGCAGCCGCAGCGTCTGCGTGCCGCCCCAGGCGAGCGCGCACACGGCGAGCAACGCGAACAGCGTGCCGCGCACGCCGCCAAGCAGCTTCACGAATGCCCACTCGGTCATGTCGTCGGCGCCTTGTCGCGCGCGATGCGCAGCAGGATCGCGCACACGCCGATCGCGACGGTGGCGAGGCCGCCCCACTTGCCGAGGTAAGCGGCCCAGGCGGTGTTCGCCTGCAGGTAATCGACGATCAGGCCGAGCACGACGAGGCATTCGGCGTAGCGGCGGTCGAAGGCGAGCAGGAAGCGGTGCCAGCGGCTCATTTCAGCACTCCCACGGCGGACATGACCTTGATCGCGAACCCCGTCACCGCCGCGCTGAACGCCGCGGTGCCGACCAGTGCCTTCCAGCTCCCTTGTGCGCGCATCACGACGCCGTGGATGTCGCCGAGCTGCTGTTTGATCGCGGTCACTTCGCCGCGCAACGTGCTGACCTCGGACTCGAGGCGGCCGATCGTGCGCTGCAGCTCGGCTTCGCTGGCGACGCTCATCGCACCACCGTGTAGCTGACGGACAGCGGGACGGCAGGGTGATAGGGGAGCAGGGCGATGCGCCTGCTCCAGGCCGTGATGTCGCCGGTGATGGCGAACATGAGGACGCCCCCCGGCGTCCGTTGGCAGCGGCATGCCATGCCCCGACTCCCCTATCCCCTGTTGCGCGGACCCTACTCGATCGGCTGCTTTCACGCAACCGTGACATTTCTGTCAACCCCAGTCAGTCGATGACGACGTCCTTGGTCGGCTTCGGCTTGGCCTCATGGAACAGCCACTCGACCGAGAACGGCTTGAGGCTAGCGTCGCGCGGCACCTCCGGCAGCCAGGCGTGCGGCATGTTCGCCAGCTTGCGCCCGGCCAGCGAGCACACGTCGACGGCGTCGTCGTGCGGCACCTGCGGGAAGTCGCACAGCTGGCGGACCAGCCGGTGCGCCCACGGCAGGTTCGGCAGGTGCAGCCGGCCTTCCTCGGCGATCGCGTAGAACGACTCGGCGCGCGCGACCTTGTTGCCGATCGAGGGCAGCGCGTCCCACCGCATGTATTGCCCGGCCTGCTTGAACTTCTCCTTCAGGGTCGGCGCGATCGCGTTGTAGATCGGCCCCTTTTCGTTCGTCCACTGCAGCGGGCGCCAGGTCTGCGCGAGCCGGAAATTCTCCTTCTGCCCGGTCAGCGTCGATTCCTGCCCGTAGTACCAGTCGAGCGCCCACACATGGCGGTCGGGGCACAGCCCGAACACGCCGTGCTCGGTGAAGTCGGGGTCGATCGACGTCTCCGACGGCGCGCCCCAGTCGGAAAACCCGTACACGTTGAGCGCGCTCGGCTCGGCGCCGGGCTCGTACCATTGCACCCACTCGGCCTTAAAGCGGTTGCCGCCCTCGATCGACGGCCGCTGCTGGTACAGCGCGGCCCAGTTGCGCGCGTTCTTGCGCGGGGTGATCCAATGCTCCGGCGGGAACCACTCGGGCCACAGCATCTCGCCAGCCTGGCGCCCGAGCGGGTCGTCTTCGCGCTCGGCCTCGGCGGGGATGCACAACACCTGCCACACCATGCCGTCGTTGCACTGCACCGGCCCACTGCGACCGTCGTAATCGGCCGGCAACAGCATGCCGATCGGGTCGAGCGGGTGCCAGCGGGTGCCGAGCAACACCACCGAGCCGCGTGGTTTCAGGCGCGTCATCACGTCCATTTCCCACGCTTCCCACGTCGCCTGCCGCGTCGCCGGCGAGTCGGCCTCCTGCGCACCGGCGATCAGGTCGTCGCCGAACACCGCGTCGGCGCGGTTGCCGGTGATGCCCGACAGGATGCCGCCGGCCATGTATTCCGAGCCGTTGGTGATGCCCCACAGCTCTGCGGCGCTCCGGCTGCGGTCGATGCCGTGCCCGAACGCGTCCTGGTACACGGCTTGCTTGCAGATCGCGCGCGCCTTGCGCCCGTGCTTTTTCGCCAGCTCGGTGCCGTAGGAGGTCAGGATGCACTGGTAGCCGGGCCACCGCCCCATCGCCCACGCCGGCGCGATCGCCGAGGCGTACGTCGACTTCGCCGCGCCCGGCGGCATCATCAGGATCAGCCGCCCGTAGTCCGTCTCGAGACAGGCCTGGATCGCGTTGCAGATCAGCACATGGTGCTTCGCCATGCCCGTGCCGACCGGCGCGAACAGCTCCGAATCGTCGCCGCCGACCGGCGCGCCGGGAATCTGGATCGACTGCGCGAACGCGGCCAGCGACGCGCGCATGCGCCGCCGCCGCAGCAGGATGGTCGCAGCAGCAGCGGCGTCGATCGTCATGCGTCAGGTGCCGGTCAGGCAGCGCATTTCGACCCAGTCGGTGTTCAGCACGTGCGCCGCGCCGGTGGTGACGCGCCACCAGCCCGTCACCGTGTATTGCGAGCCGGCGCTGCCGGCGACCGTCGGCGTGTCCTTGAGCACGCGATGGCCGGCGACATAGCGGCCCGAGGTCGGGATCGAGGCTGCGCGCGTGTTGACCGCGTTGGCGATCTGGCCGAACGTGGCCGAGGTCGGGTCGCCGTCGATCGGCACGATCACCGCCAGCGACGCCGATGGGAGCTGGCGCACGCCCTTGTTGCTGACGTTATCGCCCGAGGCCACGAAGTCGGCATAGACCACGTTCGCGCCCAGCTCCGTCGTCACCGAGCCGACGATG